CTTCCCGGTGTACCCACACGAACATCTCAATTCAGCCATCACAACGCCAGAGGCCGTCTTTTGAGCCGGAATTTTCAACAAGAGGTCTGCAGGTGTTATCCGCCGTAATGTTTACTTGTTATAGTCTTGCTGCTCATCTATGTGAGGGTGAGTAGGTAGTAGACACATAATGTCAGTTAAGGCCGTATATCACGTTGATTGAGACGTAAATTACGTTGACTGAGACGGATATTTCATTGTATCCATTTCTGGATTTTCCGGGACGCTTTATAACTTTCCCAGGTTATAAGGCGTTTTCTTTTTTTACTCCCGGGTTTGTGTACCCACACGGACACCTTAATTCAGCTACCACAACGCCAGTGCGCATAATGTGTTACACGTTATGTTGAAAAGGCCGCTGCGATACTCTCCACCGCAGCGGCCTTTTTACACATAACGTCATTGTGCGCACTGGCCTTAACTGGTGAGTTTCTGTTTTATTCGCTGTTTTTTCCTGCCAGTGAGCTTCCTTATCTTCAGCGCAACAGGAAAAATCACTCCGGCAAACAACAGGATAGCCACGCCAATCGCGGCGCCACCTATTATGTGCTTCATCAGCAGGTCTAATATGATCTCACTCCAGTTGTTCATTCTTCCCCTTAAGTTAGCGATGCAAATGTCCTGACCTCAGCCGTACCGCACCGCAGCGAGTGGAGGCGGAGAAGGACGACGGGAGGAGGACGCCGACAACGACAGGAGCGAGGGCGGTGCGGCTGTTGTTCAGACAGACAGCGACGCCCCCGAAACTATCGTTTAATTTTTAACCGCGGAGCGGTTCGGGAGTTCTGTGACACCCGAACTTTACCGTGGTTTCCCACGGTATTTTTACTTTTTCCCCTTCGGCTGGGGAAGGTTTAGTCTTTTCAGTGTTTCTTCTTCTGTGTAGCCGTAACGTTTGGTTTTGACGCTGTTTATTGTGCGATCCAGATTCAGCAAGTCTATAAATTTTTCCAGAAAAACAACATCATCTTTCTCTATGTCCCGGATCGCGGCCATCAGGCGGATTTTCGCCGCCGCTTCACCTGCTTCATGACCTTGTAACTTAAAATCCATACCGTAACCAAAAGCAGTCATATCTTCGCCAAGGTTCTCAGGCAGAGGCAGGGTTGACTCACCGAATGCTAACCATACCGGATTTTTTCCTGTCGCTTTAGCTATCTTCCTGATTTCTATTAATTTGGGTTCCCTTTCTCCAGAAGCCAGCCGTTTAAGGGTACTGACGCTGATACCTGTTTCATTTTCGATATCGTCATATGTAAAATTTTGGATGATAGACAGACGTATACGTTCTGCACACTCTTTGTCTACTGCCATATCTGCTGCCTTCTCATGCTGATTGCAAAGTCTTAATTTTAACCTCCATTTTTCATAGCTGAATCTGTAGGGTCAGTTTTGATATTTGTTAGTATCAATACCATTGACGTCTGTTATGTTTGATAATATCATTATTGATACCGTTAAGTGTCAGTGTTGAGCCTTGCGGCTCATCTTGAATGATTGAGAGATTCTATGTTTTACGACTGGTTAACTATCGAACAGGATTTCGGCTATCAGTTGCCGATACTGAGCGATGTAGCTTATCAGCGTATACATCTTGAAAGCGGGGAGGCCAGCGCATTATCTCAACCAACCTTCCAGCATCGTGGCTCTTTCTGTGATGTTGTTTCAATCTCGATCCGTGGTTCAGTGTTAAAAATGACTGGAAATCCGTCCCGCTGGGGACGTCTTGATAATCTTTTTGGGTTTCCGACTGTAGATGCTTGTGTCATGGTATTTAATCAGATTCTAACTGAACTGAAATTACCTTTATTTACCAAGTGTACAAAGTTAATGCCTGGACAATCGAAAGAGAATGAAAAAGCTCATTTGATTACTGATGGTGCTTTAATTAAAGAACTGCATATAACATCAAACAAATCAGTAGGGAAGGGGAATGAGGATGATTATATATCAGGTCTTTCTACTCAACCTTACAGGAATAGTATTCCACGGTTGCATTCCAATGGGAAATCCGTTGACTGGCTTTCAAAAAAAGGCAATGTCAATCTTATATACCCAACAGTATATAACAAAGCTCATGAGCTTGAGTTGCATAGCCTTGCGAAAATCAAAAATAAATTCTCAGAGAATTCTAAAGAATTTAATTATATAATGGATGTCATTAATTACTGCAAGGACAACGGCATTGTCAGGTTTGAGCAAAAATTAAAGTCTCGTTTTCTTCAAAAAAAATCCATGTGCTATTGGGGACTTTCTGATTACTCTTTGTTAAATAAGTTACATTCTGAATTTCTTGAGCTTGATGAAAAGTTATCGGTGAATGCTATGGACTTTGAAACTATTAGTGAACATCTTATTAGTCGTGGTGTTGTTGACACTACTCGTGCTGCCAATACTACAGCCATGTATGCAATTCAATGGTTTCACGGCCATATTTTTGATTTAAATAAAAAGCAAGTCCAGACACATCGAGCAAGGTTAAGGAAGATTGGTATTGATATTGCTCAAAAATGTAATATCTCTAAATTCTCTCCTGTTGTTGTGAAACAAACAAGAGAAATAACTGTTTCGGATTGTGTTATTCCTTCTTGGTATATAAAGCCATCTTATTTACGTGTAGCTTAACATTAGGTGTATTATGATTAAGATTGAAATTAAACCTTCTCAAGCTGTTGCAGATACTCGTAGTGGTGTTTCTAAGAGCACTGGTAAACCATATACGATATCTGAACAGTCTGGTTATATTTTCCTCGGTGGGGATTACCCTCAACTATTTAAAATTCCTCTTGAACAAGGCCAGGCTCCATATGCGGCTGGTTTATATGAGTTGCATCCATCTAGTATTTATGTTGGTGACTTTCAAAAATTACGCGTTGGCAAAATTGTTTTAACTCCTATTTCAGAGAAGTGATTTGTTATGGAATTCCGTAAAAACACAATTCCTCCCAGAAAAGAAAACTGTAATTATCATTCGCCTTAATGAGATTATGTCAGTAGCGGAATTTTTTATTCTTATTCTCTTTGGCGCTGTGCCAGTGCTGATATTTTCACTGGCTTTTATTGGTGGAGTCATTACGGGAAGGCGTTAATAATGCTTTCTGAGGCAAATTTTCTTGTGACAATATCCGGCGTGGGTTCTTATCCTCCGCTTGTTGCACTTTTTGGTATATGGGCCATCAGCTGGCTTGCCGGTTTTGGCTTCGGGTATGTGTTTTCCCTGATGAAAACACTTTTTTCATCTTTTTTGTAATAATACAGGAGTTATATATTATGTCTGTTCGTGAAAAAGCAGTTACGTTCGTAAAAAAACCTCTGGTCATTGCATCTTCCCTGATGCTGGCGTCCGGTCCTGTTCTGGCTGATGATGTGAGTTATACCCCCGGACAGGCAGTTATCAGTAAAGCAATGATTGACCCGGTGGTGAACTCCATTTTGTCAACGCTGGGCGTGGTGGGAACCGCAGCATTTCTTTTACTGGGCTTTGGCGTTTCTTTAATGATTGGTTTCCGCGTAGTTAAATCCCTCTTCAGAATGGCATCTTCCTGATGCTGTTTAATTAATAATACAGGGGCCGTGCGCCCCTTTTTTATCAGAGGTCATTATGCGGCTGTTATTTCTGCTTTTATTTCTTCCGTTCTTTTCATCTGCTGAATCATTCACAAGAACATTTGTGCCTTTTAAATTAACTGAAGCTGATGAGGTCTGTATTTCCCGCCCGGCGCTGCAGGGGGTCACACTTTCCGGAGCGTTTCGCAGTGATAATACATGGTATGCCGTTCTGGATGGCTGTATTTATAGGGCGACAGGTGTGATTGTTGGCAGTGAAACAGGTGATGTCGCCGCTGACTGGATCCCTGTGGCAGCTTATGAGCCTTCGGAAGGTGATGGCGGTGACGGGGATAACAGCGGCGGCAACGGGGACAACAGTTCCGGTGATGATAATGATAACGCTGTATCCGGTCAGGTTTCTGCTGTCTATTTGCTTGAACTTGCGGATACACTGAGGAGGCAGGAGTGTGATAATAATCCGCTGTTAATCTGTGGTTCGTTTTCAGGATATTATCCCCCGCGGGAAACTATGCCTTTATCTGAGTTGCGCGCTCACGCAAAATATTACTCCTGCACTCCCAATGGTTCCGGCTGGCAGAGCCTTTATAAAAGCACCTGTTATTTAAGGGAAGGTTATAAAATTGAGGACGGGAAAATTGTTCCTGACAACGGTAATGAGGAAGATAACAACGGTAGTGAAGATAATAATTCCGGCAGCGAGGGCGGTAATAATTCCGGTGGTGGAAATACCGGGAGTGACGGCAATGATAATAACACCGGAAACGGGGGTGACGGTCTTTCTGATGAGTGGGGAAGAAAAATATATTATCTGCTGAATGCCGGACTGCCTGCCATCGGAGACAAAATAGACAGTTTTCATAGCAGCTACATTGAACTTCAGAATAAAACCCTTGTTACCATGGATTATATGACAGAAAGGCAGGTGAAATATTTACACAGCATTGATGAAAAATTTGGCGCACTGACAGAGCCGGATAAAAACTACTCTTCGTCTCAGGCGCAGTTTAACAGCACTATGCAGGGGATTATTGAGAACGGTATAAGTTCAGTGGAGCAGGGCGTACAGGACCGGATTCAGGAACTTATTCCCCTGATTGAAGATTATGTGCCTGTGCTTAATTTTTCCGGCATTATTCCTCAGGGCTTCTTCGGCAATAACAGGGATGTCTGTGTGCCACTGGATTTAAGTTTTTCATTCCGGCCTTTCGGGGGGGAGGAAATGCCCTTTAATCTCTCCACGGAAGGTGTCTGTCGTATTTATGACGGTTATCTGCGGGAGGTTATTCGCTTTTTTATTTATGTCATCACCGCAGTGTCATTAGTCATCCTGGTTGATAAATCATTATCCGGTAGGTAAATATGCCAGCTGTTTTTATGGGACTGACCGTCTTTTTTAAGGATATGATGATATTTCTGGTGCCGTTCATTTTCCGGTGCCTCCTGCGTTTTTTTCTCCTCAAGTCCGTGATTGCGCTGACCACGGTCGGGGGCTGGTATGGGTTTTACAGCGTTTTTATTTCCTTCGTGAATGAAAAGTTTTCTTCCCTGATACTGACCTCTCCGGTATTCACGCATCCGGTCTGGATCAGCGTGTCCAGCCTGTTTCCGGATAACCTTCCGGTCTGCCTGAATATTATTACCGGCGCATGGTCGCTGTATTTTGCCTTCCGGGTGAAGGCTTTCATTCTCGGAAAACTGACACTGGGTTTAATGAAGTAGGGGTGTTATGGCTGTTTACTGGGTGACAGGAAAAATGCGCAACGGGAAGGGGCTGTTCTGCTCCATGGTGGCAAAACAGTTTTACCGTCGCGGACACAGAATTGCGGCAAATTACCCGCTTGATACTGAAAAAATGGACCCGGCTTCATCGCATCCGGTGACCGTGCTTCCGGCCCGTCCTCGTCCTGAAGATTTCTGGGCGCTGGGGCGTGGTTGTGATGAAAATGAGAAGGAGCGGTTTGGTGCGTTATTTCTGGATGAGGTCGGAACATGGCTTAACGGCACATCTTCCGGCCGGGAATACCTGGAATATTACAAATGGTTTGTACAGTCCGGGAAACTGGGCTGGGATGTTTATATTCAGGTGCAGGATGAATCCGCCGTTGACAGCAAAATATTTAAATCCACGGGGGAGCTGATTGTCCGCTGTCGTCGTCTTGATCGTATTCGTGTCCCGGTCGTGTCCGATATTCTGGAACTCTGCATGCCGGATAAGTTTGGCGATACGGGCAGCCGGAAAGGGCTTCTGCCGCACCTGATTTCGGCAAAAATTTATATCGGTGTTCCCCGGGCGAATTCCCGTCCCAATGAATCCCGCGTTTTTTATGCGCCGTCCTTTTACGGTATCCATCCGACGAACATGGTGTTTGATGACGGAATGGAACTGCTCGGAACGGGTGAGCATCAGCGGGTCTGTGATATGCGCGCCATGTATTCTCTGTTGCCCGGCAGAACCCTCCGGCAGTTCCGGCGGCTGCGTGAGCGGCAGGAGAAAGGGGAGTCGCAGACCTTCACGGCAGAGGAACGAAAGGAGCAGCAACAGGCGCGCCGTAAAAAACTGTTGTCCGTTGTGGTGGGTGGCCTGTTTTTCTGGTTCTGGGGACGTCTTGTGCTGGATTTTTTCTCCGGCACACCTGATGAGCCGGCTGCAACGGTCATGCAGGCACCACCACAGGTAATCACCACTGAAAAAGCGCCGCCTGTACCACAGGTCGCATCTCCGGCAGAACTGCCGCTTTCCCGTGTCTGGCGGCTTTCCGGTCATATGCGTGACGGTAACGGGCAGGGGGTTTTTATTCTGCGCAGTAACAGCAACGTCACGCGGCTTGTGCGCAGTGAACTGCCGTATGAAGGGCTGCTTACTGTACTGGAACTGGATGGCGAACACATCACGTTTCACAGCGGGTCAGGCAGTGAACCTTCCCCGTCGCGTTCGTCCGGCAGCGGTGCCGGGGGGATGTCCGTTTCTCTCACCACACCATAGGGACAGAATATGAATATCAGAAAATTACTTCTCCCGGTGCTGCCTGCAATGGCGCTGTTATTCCCGCTGCCGTCGTTTTCAGCCGGGACGGAACTGGATATTAACCGCATGAGCCTGCCTGATGCGGTGACGCTGCTCTGGACGGAAGTCCTGAAAACACCGTTCATGCTGGCCCCTGAACTGGTCAATGACCCGCGGGCCGTCACGCTGCATATTTCACCGGATATCGATGAACGGGAATTTATTACCCGTTATCTCGGTAATATGAATATCAGGATAAGCCGTAAAAAGGGCGTTGATTATATTTACAGTCATACACCTGCCGCACCAGAGGAGCCGCTGAAATCCCTTGTTTACACGCCCCGTTACCGGACAGTGGAGTATCTGCATCAGGCGCTTTCCGGTCTGGGTCAGCTTCCGGCCGCACAACAGCCGGTTCAGGGGGCAAACGGTGAGCAGACATGGCAGGCGGTCAGCAGTGGTACCCGGTTCATCAGTGCATCCGGGGATGTGTTTGTGTTCCGGGGAACGGCCCGGGAAGTGGAGCTTGTCCGGCAGCTTCTGCCGCAGATTGACGTCAGGGCACAGGAGGTTTCGGTTGCCGGGTATGTGTTTGAGGTCCAGACCAGTGAGCGTAACGGTTCAGGTCTGGCGCTGGCTGCAGAGCTTTTGTCCGGGCGTTTCAGTATCACCATGAGCAGCGCATCGGGGCTGGATAACTTTATTCGTCTCAGCACGGGGTCTGTTGATGCAATGTATGAGTTATTCAGGACAGACAGCCGTTTTCAGGTGGTCAGTTCGCCACGTCTGCGCGTTATCTCCGGTAAGGAGGCGGTTTTCAGCGTGGGGTCTGATGTGCCGGTTCTGTCATCGGTGTCATGGCAGGATAAGGTTCCGGTGCAGTCCGTGGAATACCGCAGCAGCGGGGCTATTTTTCGGGTAAAACCCACCGTGACGCAGGATGTGATAGGTCTGGATATCGTTCAGCAGCTGAGTAACTTTGCAAAAACGGATACGGGGGTGAATAACACGCCAACGCTGATAAAGCGCGAGGTGTCCACGTCGGTGAGTCTGAATGACGGTGATATCATTGTGCTGGGCGGACTGGCGGAGAACAAGACATCAAAGGCGCGGACAGGGCTTTCATTTCTGCCGGATGTGTTTGGTTCAGACTCTGATGAACGTGCGAAAACCGATATCATCGTCGTTCTTCAGGCCCGGCGGGTCTGAGTGTGTGATGATGTCCGTCAGGACATGTAAGGCGGCATGATGAAGTTTCATGTGACGCAGATGTCAGCCCGCCGAAACCGGGGAGAGATGACAGAGCAGCAGGAAACAGCGCAGCGCGCCGCCTGCCAGACCGCCTTTTAGCGGGCAGTCACCGAGACGAACGGCGCAAGACGTGAGTCGGACAGTCAGTGATGAAGTCGTTTGATGAAATTGATGACTGACAGGCCGTTTTTGAGCCGGAATTTTCAAACACAGGCCCTGATGTGTTATCGGCGGTAATGTTTTACTCGTTATGATTTTCGCACCCTGTTATGTAGCAGTGGGCATGGTACATGCTGAGACGGACATAACATTGGTTGAGACGTGCCTCCTATAATTCCCTGGCTTTTCCGGAGCGTCTTATAACTTTCCCTGGCTATAAGACGCTTTCTTTTTT